TTTCGCTGTACCTTCAGTAATGAAGATAGGCAAACCTTGCTCGTTGTATTCTTCAACCCACATTGCAACGCGGTTGTTGATTGTGCCAACTGAAACAAGACCTAAGTAGCGAGATACACGAGAACGAATTGGTGAAATGATACCCGTAAAGGCAGTCAATAACCAATGTGAATCGCTATCACCACCTAAGATAGTGTTTGCTTCGCTTACCGTAACCGCTGCTTTCACAGTGATGTTTACGTTAGCTCCTTTAGTCGTCAAAGACGCTTCAAGTTCTTCTTTGCTCGTTTCAAACGCACCCATCAAGGCATCTTTGAATGATTTAAAAGATTTCTCATTTCCTTTCGGAGTTTCTTTCAAAGACGCGATTTGCGCTTCGATTTCCGTGATTGCCGTTTTCATTGCATCAAGGTTAGTTTCGTTTTTCAACGATTCGATGGAAGCATTAATTGCCTCAACATCACTTTTACTTGCAAAGCCTTTTTCGTCCAATTTTGTCTCTAAGGCTTTGATTACTTCTTCTGTTGTCATTTTTTTTGATTTAGAAGTTTTCAATTATTTTGTTCCAATCCAAGGCAGGAACATCGACCTTTTGAGTGTCGTTAGACGGCTCGTGTGTTTTTGAAGTGTCAACGTTGACGGCTTCTTTGCGAACTCCGCATGTCTTACAAAGTGCATCGCCATTATCTGCGGATAGATTAGGCGTGTCCTGTTGACACATATCGCAATAACTTTTATCAGTCAACTCAGTGATTGACACCACTGGAGTAATTGTATTAGATCCCTTTACAACGGCGCTACCTTCGATAACTTTCGCTTCGGTAACCGCCCAAAAATAACCGCGCATGTCCGCAACTTCTTTGTTTGCTACTTGTGGGTAGTATTTATCCCAGTTCGCTTTTTCGCTTGCGTAGCTTGGTTCGTTTGTATCGACACATAAGAACATTTTAACGTAACGCATGCCAACCGAGTGATTAAGAACGTACCCGTTCTTATATTGCTCAAACATAAAAGGATTACGTTTTGAGTCGATTGTTACGTCAAACAATAACGCTTGCGTGCTACCTTCGTAAGTCGCACCAAGTTTCGACCATGCGATTTGTTTTGTGCTTGCTACGAATTCGTTGTTGATTGAATCCGCGATCACGTACTCGAATTCCATTTCATGCTCCTGTAACAAATGAAGCATTTTCGTTTCGGAAAGTGATTTTTTCCAAAGACCTGGTATGTGACAATCCATGTGTGAATCAATCACATTTGTGGTGTTTATACACAATGAAAGTTTTAATTTCCCGACTTGGTACGAATCCGCGCCGTCTTCTTTTGTGATTTCCACTTTATTATTTACCTCGCCATAAGAAGCAAAAATAACATCACCATACTTGATTGCGCTGGTTTTTTTAGCTAACAAAAGCTCTTTGTTTGCTAGAATGTGCTTGATGTTTTCCTCTCTTGTCATTTCTTTACAATTTCGTTAGATGACTTAACAATCGTTTTAATTTGCTTGATGGCTTCAATTTCTTTGGGTGTTAATTTACTCATCTTAAAAGTATTTGAATCAAAATTAATCTAAATTTGTGAATATTATTAAAAAATTCTGAAATGGATATTATTCAAAAATTTTTCTCCGCACTTGGATGGGGTAACTCGAATTACTACACAACTCAACAAATTGGAAGCGTAGCACCTCAGTGGGTAAACACCTCCGATAAATGGAACTTGTATAATACTATTCCAGAACTTAACGCAGTGATTAACCGATATGCCGACATGGTCGCAAGTGCCAACCCTGTGGTATTAGACTCAAAAGGAAACGTTGTTGATTTCAATGCAAATAATATTTTTCGATTGATTGACCGACCAAATGCGATGCAAACGTGGGGCAAAATGATGAAGATGATTGCAATCAATCAATGCGTGACAAATAACGTTTTAGTGTATGCGCCAAATGGATCGTTTGGTAAATTACAACTTTTACCTTTGGCATTCAACAACGTGAAAATCGTACCTACCGGAAAGAATTTGATTTCAGTTGACTTAGGGAGCTTCATCGAGAAATTCCAAATACCAACGTCACGAATCGATGACTTTAAAGACTTTTTCCCTGATGAAGTGATTTACATTTCGGAAATTGACGGTATAAATCTATTCGACTCAAAGTCAAAGATTGACGCTTTGAAAATGCCATTGTCAAACTTGGAAAAGCAATATGTGAAAAGAAACGTTTTACTTGTCAATATGTTTTCACTTGGTATTTTATCGAGTAACAACTCGGACGGTATTTCGGCAATGCCTATTGAATCGGAGGATATTGAAAAAATACGCCGTGATATTAAGAAACGGAACGAAGGCGAAGTTATCATAAGCGACAAACCTTTGAAGTTTGACCCTATGACTTTCCCAGTGCGCGACTTGATGTTATTTGAAGAAATGAACGCGGACAAATTAGCAATAATTGACGCATACGGATTGAATCAACACATGTTCGGTCAAGGTGAAGGCGGTAAAGGATCAACATTCTCCAACGTGGAAATGGGTGAACGTCAAGCGTACAACTCGACAATCATTCCCGCAACTGAAATCTTGTACGATGAGATTACAAAGCAAATCGGACTTGATAAAGAAGGTTTGTACTTAGTTCCTGATTTCACACACATATCAGTTCTCAAAGAAGATGAAACGAAATCAGCTGAATCACTATTGAAACGAGCTACGGCAGTCGAGAAAATCACTACAATTTTGCCAACGATTAGTGAAGATGAAAAACGCAAGTTGTTAGGAATCTAATTTCGGCAGCATCGATTGAACAAATAGCGCGAACCCCGTGACGGCATCCGGTGCGTCATCATTTTTGTTTTTACCTTCTTTTTGATAGTTTTTCAAGTTGTGAATAAATTGCCCGTATTCACCAATTTGACCTTCTAGGAATCTAAAACGTCTTAACGCGTAACTTGAATTCATGATGATTCGAGTCTCTTTGTTTTGGTTATTGATTACAGGAAGCAACTTCGTTTTAGTTTGCGCTCGTAACATCTTAATGAATATCGCGCCCATTCCGTTGGTTTCTACTCTTGAGTAACTTACCTTGTTGTCAGTTAACACCATCGCACAACGTGGAATCGTTACGTCAACATTTGCTTTCGTGAACACTACATCAGTTATAAACACGTCTTTGTTAACAACGTGACCGACTACCATACACAAGAAATCGCCTCCCTCGTCTGCAACGTCAATGTATGCGAATGCGCCTTCGCTATGTTTTTTAACCGCGTCAATGTCTTTGAAGTATCGTAAATCTTCAAACAAACGCCCTTTGATGTCGACTGGCGTTTGCATGTACTCAGCCATCCAAATCTCCTCACGTGTCTTTTCCTTTTTCAACAAATATTCCTCCGTTGTCATTACGCTTTCACAAAATGAACGAAGCTCGTTGTCAACTTCAATCAATGCCGGTACAATGATTTGTTTGTCGTAATATCCTTGCTCGGCATTCTTTCCAATAATATCGTCACGCGTCCAACGTGTACCAATATCAATCTCGGCGCATCCTGTTTCTTTACGTGAATCGTGCGTTGCCTCTTTCCATGAATGTGTTTTCTCGCGTATAGTTTCCGACATCGCGTCCTCCATTGAACGAAAAAGGTCATCGGTGATCGCGAGCTTTGACGCACCGAACCCGATAATCGTACCACCAACTCCTTGACCGAAATAACCTACTTGTTTGGATTGATTTGTGTTCCATCCGCTTACACTGGCTTTATCTTTTGACAATGTAACGTGTGGAAATACCTTTGCAAACTTTTCGCTCTTTACAACGTCTCGTGCATCGTATGAAAGTTTTTCGGCTAATCGAGCGGAGCAAGTATTTCGCATAACGCTTTCTTCAGGATATTTACCAAGAATCCAAGCGCAAAAAAGCGTTGTTATGTACGATTTTCCTGCGCGTGGTGGCAACGATACCGAAAGCGTTTTGATGTCGCCTGAATCGATTTCCATGAACGCTTGTGCGATTTGTTTAAG